CGGTCTGAATCGTTAGATTCTTGATGACGACCAACGCATGGATATTGAGGAACTCGATCCCGACCCAACCTTCGATTGAGTTGTTCCAGACCGTTTGTTTGGTCGTTCCATTCGTGACCGTCTGCTTTCGCCACTCGGCGACGCTTAAGGTCATGTTGTTTCCGTAGATGAAGTTGAAGAACCGCGGGTCAACCACGGCGAGGTAACACGAGGACGCGGCGTTCGCGGTCGATCCGGTCGCGTCGATTGTGTGGGCCGCATCGGCGAAATCGATTCCGCCGGGGAAGCCCTTCGGGTCGTTTGCGCGCCCGTACCACATCTGGGATCCGAGGGCCAAGAGGGTGCCCTTCATGTGTCCGGATGCCTCGGCGGTCATCACATAGTCGGGGCCCTGTTCCGATGCGTTGACGATCGCGTTGTCGATCTCCATCTGGGAGTCGAGGTAGTACGTCTCGTGGATTCGGTTTGCGTAAACCGACTTCTGAGGAGTGCGACCTTCGTTGGCGTTGCGGAATCCGACGGTCGGGAAAGTCGATCGCACAAGCGACCGGAAGGAAGTGCCCTTGATCGTGCGCGCGGGAATGATTTGAGCTTCCGGCGCAGCGGTTAGGTTTTCCTCGATCAGGCCAATGTCGGTGGCTGTTCCGTTGATCTTCGCGAGATCAAGAAGCGTGAGTACTGGCATAGTGTTTTTGGGCTAGTTGCTTGAGTTGTTCGACGTTCGATTAGGCGGCCGCGGCGGCGGCGCGTTGCGCTTTCTGATGCGCCAGGGCCCGATCAAAGCCCGTGGCGGTTCCGGATCCTTCGTTCTTGGCGCTCGCTTCCGCGGCTTCGGCGGCGGCGTTTGCATCAGCGACGTTCTTTCCGTTGCCGGACGTCTTCACGGTCTTTGAAAGCCCGTTGAGAATCGCCAGCCCGTTGGAAGCGCTCGCGGTGAGAATGCCGTCCCACGTAGCACGCTGCGCTTCGGTGATGCGGCCGTCCTGGATGGCCGCATTGATCGCGGCCTCGCGGATTCCCTTTGCCTCGTTGGCGGCGGTTGCCTTGAGCGCGGCGAGTTCCGCCTGCAGGCTTGCGACCTCGGCCTTCGCCGTGTCGCGTTCGTTGGCCGCCGAGGCGCCGGTGTTGAGTCGCCCGGCAAGGGCGGTGATGGAGGAGGCGATCGCGTCGTCGGACGCATCCGCCGCCAGATTGATTCCGAGGCCGGCGAGAGTGCCGACCAAGAGGATTTTATTCATGGGGGGGGTTCTATTGGTTGCCGCATTCGATGCGGCTTCGTTCACCGCGTCCGCGGCGAGATTGGGTTCAGGGGTGAGTCCAACGCTGACAAAACCGGTCGGCTCGAAAATGAGCTTCCCGTTCTCGACTCCCGTCGGGGCAACATCGAAACGAGGGGAGAAGAAAAGCTTCTCGCGACCGTTGACGGCATCCGCGCCGAGATCGTTAAACACCGGCACGCCATAAAGTCCTTCCGGCCGCGCCTCCAATCCAACCACGCGGCCAAGCTCTCGCTTGTCCGTTTCTGTCGAGCCTGGGTGGTCGGGGTGACGGTAAAAGACGGGTGCGCCGCGAAACCAGCGACGAACCATTCCAGACGGAGAGGCGAAGCGGTCCGAAACTGCTTTCGCGTTCTCCGGCGTGATCCGCTGGATTGCGTCCACCTTCACCACGCCGTCTTCCTCGTAATAGTTGGCGGTCGGGAAAGCGGCCCGGAATGCGTCGGGGTTCTTGAGCGCGAAAACGTTTGGCGCGTCGCCGAGCGGGGCAAAAAGCGCGGAGCCGTCGGCGCCGACCGCCGACTCGTTCGCCACGCTTGCCTCAAGCTGAATTGAAAGGTTCTTCATCGTCGTTTTAGTTTCCCCTCAAACCGAGAAGGACTTGTTGGCCTAGTGCGGTTCCGAGGATCTCGACCGCCCTCTCGTCAATGCCTCGCCGCTTGAGATAGTCGGCAAGGCCCACATTGATTCGATCGAGCTCCGGCAACATCTCAACGTCCGGGAGGCTTCCGATCCGCTTGATCTCCCCCCGCAATGGGGCAAAGAAGTCACCCAACGCTTCGGCGACCTTATCGGTCGTTGCCTCGACGAACGCGGCGCCCGGAGCCTCGTTCGCTCCCGTGGCCTCGGGTTTCTTGTCAATCGCCGGATCAGGATTGCCTTCTGGATCTTTCCCGTCGGGGATCGGATCGCCCTTCGGAGCCGGCGCCGCGGTTCGCGTGATCACGTCCGAACCCGGAGCCGGGGTGCTTCGGTTGTAACGCTCGAACGTCTCCGCCTTGTCCAGGGGTTGGCCCGAATCCAGGAGGAACTGGTCGACCTTGATCTCTTGGGCCGTGTCCACCGTGATTGGCGGGATGATCTGGATCTTCGCCAATGGTTCGACCCCTTCCCCGAAAAGGTAGGCGACCACTTGAGGGTCGATCCGCTTGTTCAGAATCTCGGAGAGTTCGCGGGCGTCGTCCTGTTCGAGCGCCTCGATCTCCCCCTGTTGAAGGCTCGCCCCTTGCCCCTGCCCGGAGCCCGCCGACATTGTCGCGAGATCCGCACCAAGCCAGAGCGCTGTGATCCACCGGTCGCAGTATTCGACGAGCGCCGGATGGGGAAGGGTTCCCGCCCCTCCGGCTATAATGAGCTCCACGGCGGCGTCCAGATTGATCACCCCGGCGCCGTCACCCACGAGAGCGGCGACCATTGCCTTCATGTCGTCCCACTGCGTCGTCCCTTTCGTTGCGGGGGATTTCCCGAGGACAAACGGCAAGCCGAACTTCTCCGTGTAGTTTGCCCAATCGTTGAGGCTCATCTGCTGAATTGCGATGATCCCAACCGTCGCCCGCATGATCCCGTCGCTCACGCTCACCAACCATTCGTTTTCCGGCATGTCGTACCCGATGCCCAAGCCCGGCTGGGGAAGCCATCGGAGTTTACCGATCCGCGCCTCGAAGCTCCAAAGCGGCCAGAATCGGAACTCGGCGGTGAAGGGCCTTGATCCTTGGGCCGGCTTCCACGTGATCTCGTGGACGGCATATCGATTTCCGATTGCCCGCGACATCTGCCGGAGGAGTGTGCCAAGCCCTCCGCGGACGTCCGCTTCGAGGAGTTCCGTCGCGATCACGCCGCGGTAGAAATCCTGAAGGGCTTTCTTGTGCTTCTCCGCCTCCGCTTCTCGACCCATGGAAGCGTCCGCATCGATGAGGATGTCCCATCGCATCCGCCCGAGCCTCTTCTCGCGTTTGCCGGCAACGTTCGAGACGACGTGGTTTCGGGTCCGAATAGCATCCCAAAGCTTGGCGATCGTGAACCACCCCCGCTCGAAGGCGTTGAGTTGTTCGAGGATGTTCGCCGGAACAAGCGAGGTCGCCGGGATCTTTTGAAGGATCATCCGGCGAATCGTTTCCGCCTCGCCCTTTATCGTCTGCTCGGGGGCGGGATTCCCGCCGGGATCAAGGACCGAGGCGGTCGCTGTGATAGATGGGTTCGGATCAGACATGGCGGGGCGGGGCCGAAAGTGGAGTTGGTTCGGGCAAGTGGGACCCCTTTAGCGGCCCTTCAGCCGTCGATATGAGCCCTCCGGGCAGTTCGGGAGGGTGAGGACAGCTCGCGCGGCGTCCTGGGGCATTTGCGGGCGTCCGCGGGGCGGTCTGGGAGGAGTCCGGCCGGGCCCCCCCTGGACCCCTGAAGCGAGGGCCCATTGGCGAGGGGGAGGTTCCCGGACGGGGAAGCGTTAAAAAGTGCGTCACGAGATCACCCTCATTCTCCGGTTCTCTCGGGTGTTCACCGGTTCATAGGCGAAGGGTTGAGCGCGGCCGCTCACCTGGACAATGAGGCTCGCAAGGCGGGCATAGCTTCGGGCCAGCCCTAAGTGGTTCTCGACTCCGTCCACCCAATCCTCCGCGCCGGTCTTCGTGTCGCGCTCTTTCCGGAGGTTCAGCAGATGGGTGTCTAGGGTCGCCATCGAAACGCCGGGACCGATGGCCGTCTGCGGAAGCCGGGCCCGAGGAAGTCCGCGGATTGTCTTCGCGCCCTCTGGCCCGACGGATTCCAGGACTCCTTCCGCCGGGGTGAGGAAGTCGTTCACCGCCGCCTGGATCGACTCGCCCCGGTTGCATTTGATGAGCGGGTAAAGCTTCCCGTCTTGGGTCCAACCGATCGTTTGTTGGACTCCCTTTGCCTCGCCCGAAACGAAGAGGACAGCGGCGGCCTTGATCCCTTGCCACCGACCCTTGGCCCCGTCCCAAGTGATCCCGCACCCGATGCTCGAAAGGTGCGACTTCTCAACATCGCTCCGCGGCATCGACGGAGGGGTGTAATCTTCGAGCCCGTTTAGCGCCAAGACGAGGCGCTTCGTTAGATCCGGTTCGCCGCCGGCGTCCAGGAACACGGTCTCGATCCCGAGTTGGTCGATCAGGACGGGGAGGCGCGACGCCATCGATCCGGAGGCGATGAGCTCTGACCACACAAGCCCGGAGACCGACGGCCCGCGAACCTCATCGACCCACAACCAGCAACGGGGCCCCATGTCGCAACCCGCGAACCGACCCTGTCCGCCGTTCATGGACATTGAGTAGGGCTGCGCGGCTTCCTGACTCTCGGACATTCCGAGGGCGCGCGAACGATCGAGGACGGATTGGACGATGGGCTGGGCCGCGCCCGCGTTCGGGATCGCGAGGCGGTCGCAGTAAAACGCGACCATTGCTTCGCCCGTCGGATCGGAGAACGCCGAGTACCAGTCCCCGGTGATTTCCTCCATTGAGATGGCGGAGATCGTAAGCTGGGAAACCCGAATCCCGAACTTGGCCTCCTTCACCCGCTCGGGGTTTTGCGCCATGAACTCGACCGCGTCCCGGTCGATCGCTGTCCCACAAGAGATGCACGCCGCGTAATAAATCCCCGTCCGATTGAATCCGCCCTCGGCCGTGATCACCGGGTCCGAACGCTTCGGGGTCCGGTCGATCGCGAGGCGAACGCATCGCGGCCACGACTCTTCGAGGTTCTGCCGGAGCCCACAACCGGCGCACGTATATTGGCCGGTGTGATAGCTCGACGCTTTGACCCGCGAATTCTGCCCGGCGCCGGAGACTCTTTGCGTTCCAATGAACGCCGTGAGCGCCACGGGCGAGTTGGTCATACGACCCGATACATACCCGATGTTCCTCGTCGGGATGTCGTCCACCTCGTCCAGGATCGCAACGTCGATCGTGATCGAGGTCGGCGGCTTATGCATTCCGCAGAAATTGCCGAACGCTTTTTTGGTCCCATCGGTGACGGTGTAGGACTCTTTCCGGTCGATCGTTTTCCCGGAGGCGTTCTCCGTCTTTCCCATCTGGATCATGTCCGCCATCCATGGGTACAGATCCAAAACGTTCGGGCGGAACTTTTGGCCGACGATCTCTTCGACCTTCGGCTTGTCGGGAAGATAGCAACCGACCGAACAAAACCGGATGGCGGAAAGGTACGCCATCGCGTTAAGTTCGAGAATCGTCTTTCCCCACTGCGCCCCGCCGCCGACCGCGATCGAGGAACCCTTGAGTTGTCCGGCGGCGAACTTAACGCCGTCGACCCACACCTCTTCGGCGTCGATCGTGTTCCGGAGAACCTTGTCGAACCAGTCGATCACCACTTCGAGAGGCTTCCGCCCCTTCGTTGAGAACGGGCCGGCGCTGCCGTCACGTTTGAGAACCTTCGCATGATCGCGGACGAACTCGGCAAACGTTCGGACGTTCGGGGAGTTGGCGGTCCGCTTGTTTCCGGCGATGCGTTGGTCCAGTGCGGAAAGGGCCCCTCGCCCGTGGTTGTCGCGAGAGATGGCGGAGGGGACGCCATTCCTGACGGTCGTTTGGCCGCTCGCTTTGCCGACACTGGCACGGGTTGTCGGGGTTTCTTTGTTCCCGTCTGCGGCGGGAAAAAACGGTTTTGCCTTCATGCTGTCGCCTTCGTCACGACAGCCCGGAAAGAATCGTACAGGGCGCGGGCCTCTGGATTGGATCCGATGCTCTTCGCCAACTCGTCCAGGCCCTCTTCGAGTTTGGTCCTCAACGAGGCCCGGAACTTGTCCGCGGAGAGTTCGAGCTTCTGCCTCTGGAGATCCTGATCCCGGAGCTTCAGCGCTTTCCCGGCGACGAGGCAGATCGCTTGCGGGTCGGGGTTCGGTGAACTCACGAGGTCCATCGCCACTTGGCGCAATAGATTGGTGAAGGAGGCGTCGAGCTCGGGGTTCTCCTCCGCGAACCGCGCGACCACTTCCCGAGATTGCCGGGCCTTGTTCGTGATCTGTTCCAGAAGTCGCTCCTCGTCGCGGCGTTGCTTCCAACGCCAAACAGACGACGGCGAACACATAAAGGAGTGATCGCGCGCCAATCGTTGCGAGACCTCTTGGAAAGAGGCGTTCTCGATATACAGCCAGTCGTCCAAGCGCTCCTGGAACTGGTTGAGCGGCGAGGCGTCGGATCGTGTTTTGGAAGACATAGCTCACCGGAGTTGCTTCGCGCGGATCGTTCCGAGATCGGACAGAATCCAGACCTTGTCGTCCCGTAGTTCGCTAAGTGTCCCGACGATGAGCCCGTCGAGTTCGAGGTCCCGGATAACGTCTCCCACGTCCAAGTCGCTGATCGAATTGGACAATCCCCGCAGGACGTG